CTAATTGATGAGTGCTACAAGAAGGGTAAAAGAGCAATATTTGTTGCTGATCGAGTAAGTCTTATTAACCAAACAAGTAAGACATTTGACCAATATGGAATAGCTCATGGAGTTATCCAAGCTCAACATTATCGTGCTAGACCTTGGGAGCGTATTCAGATTGCATCTGCTCAGACATTGGCTCGTAGGAAATGGCCTGATACTGACTTAATTATTATTGATGAGTGCCACACTTTATTAAAGACTGTAACTGACAGAATCGGTTTGCGTAATGTCATAACTATAGGACTAAGTGCTACACCTTTTACAAAAGGATTAGGCAAACATTACGATGATGTGAAGTCAGTGACAACGACTAATAAGCTAATCCATGATGGGTTCTTATCTAACTTTGAAATCTATGCTGCCTCTGAACCTGATATGACAGGTGCTAAGGTAGTTGCAGGCGAATGGACTGATGAAGAAGTTGCACAACGCTCAATTCCTATCGTTGGTGATTGTGTCGTGGAATATCTAAAGCATGGCAATAATAAGAAGTTTATTGCCTTTGGATGTAATGTAACCCATTGCGAGGCATTGAAAGAGCAGTTCATGTCAGCAGGCATACCATGTGAGTTGTATACCTATAAAGATGGTGATGAGAAGAAGGAAGAATTAGTTAATGAATTTAAGAAGCCTGATTCTGCTATTCGTGGACTAATCTCAGTATCTGCTTTAGCTAAGGGATTTGATGTGCCTGACGTTGAAGTAGTGATTATGGCTAGACCATTGCGTTCATCTTTATCAGAGCATATTCAGATTCTTGGCAGAGGATTGCGTATTTATCCTGGCAAAGAAAAGTGCATCATTCTCGATCACTCAGGTAACTGCAAACGCTTTTGGGAAGATATGCAACAGTTCCTAGAGCATGGAGTATCTGAGCTATGTGATGGTAAACCAAAGGAGAAAAAGGAAAAGAAAGAAAAGGCAGAGAAAGAGCCTAAGAAATGTCCTAATTGCTTTCACTTACATGATCCAGCGCCAATGTGTCCTAAATGTGGATTTGTCTACAAGATTAAGACTGACATTAGACATGAGGCAGGTGAGTTGCATAAGCTCAACGGTTCAGTTGCTAAAGAATCAACATTGTTTGAGGAGTTGGCTCACTACGCACTAAATGCTAGAGGGAAGCCACCTGAAGAAGCTAGGAAGTATGCTCTAGCGATGTACAAAAACATTGTTGGTGTTTGGCCTAAAAAGAAGTTCAATGAGATTACGCCAATAGCACCAACAATTGAAACAGTAAACAAGATTAAGCATCAAAACATTCGTAGAGCAAAAGCAAGGAAAAATTTTAAATGAAAGTGTTAAAAATTAAATCTGAAGAATGTGAGCCTTGGTTGCTTGAAAAACACTACGCACGAAGATTTCCACCAATTAGTTATGCTTTTGGTTTATATGATGAAAATGAATTAAAAGGTGTTGTTACATTTGGTATGCCAGCATCTAATTCATTATGCGAAGGGGTATGTGGAGTTGAAAACAAACATTTAATTATTGAATTAAATAGACTATGTTTGCAAGATAACTCTAAAAATCAAGCATCATTTTTAGTTGCTAACGCTATTAAACTTTTGCCAAAGCCAATGGTAATTGTATCTTATGCTGATACAGCCCAGGGACATATTGGATATGTTTATCAGGCTACAAACTTTATATTTACAGGTACTACAAAAGAAAGAACTGATATGGATGCTGGAGATGGTAAACATTCAAGGCATGGAACAGATCCAACAATAAGAAAGTTTCGAAGTGCAAAGCATAGATATATTTTTATACATGGAAATAAACATCAAAAGAAAAAGTTAAAAGCAGAACTAAGATACAAACAAGAGCCATATCCAAAAGGTGATAGTCAAAGATATGACTCTGGTGACAAAGTAAAAATACAACATTTATTATTTTAAGGATTTATGGATTGGCAGACATTTGGATACCTTAATGGAGTCCGCAAGAACAATGAATCAGCAATGAAGATGTATGAAGAATATGATCATGGATTCCGCACATTAGGAATTGCTACGCCTAAAGGTCAGATAGAACAGCAGATGGCTAAGGTTATTGTTGAGATGGCTAAACTCAATACCATCTTGATGGCTAAGATAGAGCATGAACGCAGTCAGGATATATCTCTATGGCTAAACGACATTTAATTTTTCATAATGTGATAATCCGTATATTTTTTGTTTACTTCATCTAAAGATAGGATTACACTTTAAAAACTATGAAATATTACATATACGCACACATAAATGAAAAGTACGGAGTTTTTTATGTAGGTAAGGGATCTAACAATAGATTAAACATAACAATCAATCGTAATGATTACTGGAAACGAATTGTTAATAAGTATGGTTTTATTGCTGTTGTACTAGAGTCATGCAAGACTGAAGATGAAGCATTTAAGCGAGAAATATATTGGATTGATTTTTATAAAAAGATTGGTCAATGCGTTGCAAATATATCTTTGGGTGGCGATGGAGTAAGAGTTGATAAAAGATGGTGGGGAAGCAAAATAAGTAAATCTTTGACTGGCATTAAAAGACCATCAGGTAAAGACTCAAAAAGCTATAAAGATATTATTACAAAAGAAGAATTACATGATTTATATGTAGTTAAAAAATATTCAACACCAAAGATTGCTGATATGAAAAATGTTTCATCAACAATGATATGGGAAAGATTAAAGGATTATGGAATAAAACCAAGATCAGTTCATGCAAGAGGAAAGGCTATTTTATGTACAACAAACGGAAAGGAATATAAATCAATTACTGAAGCTGCTAATGAATTAGGTGTGTTTCGTGAAAATGTAAGAAAGGTTTTAAGTGGCAAATACAAATCAACAGGTGGTTTTAATTTTAAATATAAAGGATAAAAATGAGCGTTCATCTTAAACTTACAAAAGCTAGAGTTAAATTATCTAAGCTAGACATTAAAAAGACTGGTCATAATAAATTTAGTGGTTATTATTATTATGAACTTGGCGATTTCATGCCTCATATTCAGTCAATATTTGAAGAACTTGGTTTATGTGGAACTGTGTCTTTTGGTCAAGAAATGGCTGTATTGACTATTGTTGATGCTGAATCAGGTCAAATTGTTGAAATTACTAGCCCAATGTCAGAGGCTAACTTAAAAGGTATGCACCCAGTACAAAATTTAGGTGCTGTGCAAACTTATATTCGCAGATATTTATGGACTTCTGCATTAGAAATTACGGAATCAGATGCGATTGATTCTACTGCTGCTGATGTTGAGCATAAACCTAAGCCAGTTGCTAAGAAAGCTGAACCAAAGGTTGAAAAGCCTAAAGAGCCTGAAGTAACTATTCCTGATGGTATGAGCATCCTAGAGTTTGCTGATCAAATGTTTGCAGCATCAGCATCTATGGATGAGCTAAAGCCTATGTTTGCACAGTTATGGAAAAAGACTAAAGGTGACGAACAGACAGTTATCTTGAATTTATACAATGCTCGTAAAGCAGAATTGGAAGCATAATGAACGAAACTTTTACAAAAAACATGACATTGAGAGACTATTTTGCTGCTAAAGCTATGCAAGCATATTTTTCTGATCCTGCATTAATTTGGGATGATGAAGCAATTATTGCTACTGGTGCAGAGTATGCGTATGAAGTTGCAGATGCAATGATGGAAGCGAGATCAAGATGAAAGTAGTATTTGATATTGAGACTATCCCTGCACAATCGCCTAGAGTAATGCAGATGTTTAAAGATGAAGCTGAGAGAGAAAAGCAATTCATCAAAGCACCTGCAAATTACAAAGACGATATGAAGATTGCAGAGTTCGTAGCTAACAAAGCTGCTGATATTGATGCAGAAGTTGAGGAAAAATGGCGTAAAACATCATTTGATGGTGGATTTGGTCATATTTGCTGTATTGGCTATGCAATTAATAATGATGAGCCAGTAACTATTTCAATTCCTGGTAATGATTATGCATTTAATGAATTACGCATCATTACTATGTTTTATGATGTATTGCGTGATAATTTCAATGCTAATCAAGAGATGAGGCCTGTATTCATTGGTCACAATATCATTGGATTTGACTTGAGATTCCTATTTCAGCGATCAGCAGTTCTAGGTATCAGCGCGCCATCATTTATGCCATTTGATGCTAAACCTTGGTCAGATAATGTATTTGACACTATGACTAAATGGGCAGGTGCATCTAACAGAGTATCACTTAATAAGCTATGTGAAGTATTTGATATGCCATTAAAGGGTGCTGAATTTGATGAGGAGTTTGATGGCTCAATGGTATGGGATGCAGTCAAGTCAGGCGATATTGCCAAGGTAGCAACCTACTGTGCTGGTGATGTATATCGCACTAGAGAAATCTATAACAAACTATCAGTTGTATGAGCCAAGTGTTTTATTTAAACCATCAAATAGCTAGGGATAATGCAATCAATGCAGTTCGTGATGCACCCCTTGGCTATGTGGTGGAAGTTAAACAAAAGACTAGATCAGTGCCTCAGAATAGTCGTATGTGGGCAATCCTATCTGATATATCAAAACAGGTGGAATGGCATGGCAGAAAACTATCTGAGGATGAATGGAAAATTATATTTACTGCTGCACTGAAACGACAGACAGCAGTGCCAAATATAGACGGTACTGGATTCGTAGTTCTTGGATACCAAACTAAGAAAATGACTACTGATGAAATGAACCAATTGCAGGAACTAATGTCAGCATTTGCTGTCGAACATAACGTAACACTTAGAGGATAAAAATGGACTACTCAGAAGCATTATTAGAAGTGAAAAAGATTACTCAACTAATTCATCAAGCATCATTAAAACGAGACTTTGTATTGGCAAGAGATTTATCAACAACATTGGTAATGGCATCAACTGAACTTTATGATTCATTAGGAGATCAAATTGACAGCAATTGAACAAATGGCAGAGCAAGTGACTCAGCCACACGTTAATAAGCAATTCTTTGATGCTATGTGCATTGAATTTGGTGGTATGGGCAAAGCTGCTAAGGCATTAGGTGTTACTTATACAGCTATCCATAACTGGTCATTTCGTGGCGTTCCTTTATCACGTGTTAAACAGATTGAAGAACTATCAGAAGGCAGAGTTCATAGAGGGTTATTATGAAACCACATAAACACGCAGAACTAATCAAGGCATGGGCTGATGGTGCTGAAATTGAAGTTTATCAGCCAGCTTTTGGTAGATGGGAAGAAGCCGAACCAGCATGGCATACCAGCTTTGAATATCGCATCAAGCCTGAAACAAAGCCTGATGTTGTTATGTATTCAAGAGTTTTATCTGTGCAAGAACATAAAGATGGTGGTTACTATGCTTGGGTAAGTAATGCCTATACTGAAATGCCTTCTTGTAAAGCAGATAATCTAAAACTAACTTTTGATGGCAAAACAGGCAATCTTAAATCAGCAGAGGTATTGAAATGATTGATAAATACTTACTATCCGTAGCAGAAGAAGATGCAAGAATAGAAGAAGATTTTAGCTTTCGTGTATGCGAGCTACTTAGCGATGAATGGAATCCTGAAAAGTTTAGCAACTTTACTGATGCCATTGCTGATGAGTGCTTGTATAAGTACAAAAATAATATTGAATATGCCATCTTACATAATGACTTTACCGAGTATGGCCGAGTCATCTTTAAAGCAGTAGAAGAATGGTGCATTAGCAGAGCAGAGGATCAAGCTAACTTTGAATTTGCGAAAGGATTAAATTAAATGCAATATAAGGTAGATGGTGTGTTTACTAAGCCAGATAAGATTGCCAGAGTTCAAAAGGTACTTGATGCAATATTAAATAAGCCATTAAATCTAAAACAATTGGCAGAAGAAACTGGATTTGCTGAAGGCGCATTACATATTTATATTCGTGATTTACGAAAGCATGGATATGCACATATTGCACTTTGGCAAAATGGCAGAGGATCTCCTACGCCATTCTATTTGGCAGGAAATAAGAAAGATGCAATTAAACCTTGGAGAAAGGAACAAAGTTTTTATGATAAGAAATATCGTGCAAAAGTTAAAAAAGCTGAAGATGAAAAAAGATACAGTCAATTCGTACCAAGACGAGATATTGCCGCATCATGGTTCTAAACATACTTACCTACTCTCACTAGCGATTATCAAGATGAGCCTGATAGTTGTTGCAGTATTAATTGCAAAGAAAATAGAAGCTGCTCTAAAAGAAAAGAATTGAATGTGAATCATAAGTTGTTAAAATGGATTTGTGCAGTCGGATTGTCATTTACCGTAGGGCTAATTATTGGCGAATACATAATGAAACGATCTGTTGTTGATGACTGTCGCATCCTAAGAGCCACTAGATTTGGTGAAGTATATATATCTTGTGGAACTGCTCAAAAGCTATGAATCCTTATAAACAACATCAACTTAGGCAATCTTTTGGCATTTCATGGAGAGAAGAATATGTCTTAGGAGTTCTTGCTACTTATGGAGACTCCAAGACATCATTCGTTAATCATATAGCTAAAACTGAATGTATCTATAAATGGGATAACGCAAAGAACGCTGTTGATAAACTTGCTGATTTGGGCTTTGTAATAAAAGAAAGGTTGGATGGCAGAACTAACATTATTAAATTAGCCCATCAAGGAAATGTATATCTAACTTATTTAAAAGAGTTGTACGCTTAATTATTAGTTAGCTTTTTAGCAGTTTCATATTGAGAATAGCAGTATTTCAACTCAGCAACTACTTGATCTGCTCTGGTAGCTTCCCCAATAAGAAATTCTGCATCCTCTCTTGGAAGTTTTGATCCATTACAGGCTTGTCCATTGTTGGAATCTGCACGTGAGATACGGTTGTGCAACTCGCTAACAATAGAGTTGTGCTTATTAGCAATAGCTTTAATTTCAGCATCTTTCTTACTCCTATACGCATCAGCCTTAGCTTGCAGCTCTCTTTCTATTTTCTGACCTTTAGCAAGTTTGGCTTCATATCTCCACCCATTCACTACCCATCCTGCTGCAAAAGTAACAGCAATCACAGCGCCATATATTGCCAATCTAATATTTATAGCCCCAAACATTGCTTGTACTCTTGCTCTCTGCGTTTTGTTAAGCCATTTAGGACTTTGCCACCTGCCTTATTCCATCTTAATAACTCTTTGCAAGCTCCGTCATAGTCCATTGCATTGAGCTTCTTATTAAGGGTTGAAGTGCAAAAAGCATTAACCCCAACATTATAGGAAAAACTAATATAAGCATCGTATTCCCCTTGAGAAATTGGCACATTAATACATTTGGAAATGCCTTTAGCGTGTTCATCCATACTGGCATTAAGCTGTATTAAAGCTCTGACAGGATCAGTTTTCTGACCGTATTTAACACCATTAGTTTCGCCAAAGCCTATAGTTGGAATACCTACAGCATCTGTGTAGGTCTCTCCGACATATCCTTCATTTGATGCAATAGTTATTAATGCAGTTGCACTAATACTTAGCGCACCAATTAATAACCTATTTTTCATGTTAATTATTAAAACCTTAAACCATGATTGCGTAAATATTCAAGCAACACGATACCCATACCAACAAATGCAGACCAAACTAAGCTAGACAAACTCTTTTCTATAATTGCTTGACGTAATGCAATACTTTGAGCTTCTTTTTGTATGGCCATCTTAACCCATTGATGTTCTTCATCAGATAACTGTGGAGTAGGAGCTTCTGAAAGAGCTTCCTTCAAATCAGCAATTAGTTCAGCTCTTTCCTGTGGTGTCATAGCTATCTCACTTATTAACGATGCAAATAATCATAGTGCGCTCATCTGTGCGAGCTGGTGTATTGTCTGTTGTTATTCTGTTGATAAGCTCATAAGAATGTCCAACTGTGCCACCTGATAGCCAAATAGTAGCAATTTTATCGTCATTTGTATCAGAATCAGCAGTAATTCCTGATGGAACAGTCCATGTAGATGTTGCAATAGTTTCAGCAGTTTGCAGGAAATCAGTCCAATCTACTGAGTAATCTAGTACCGCAGAAGGGTCTTTCTCAAATGTAGTTGTCATGCTGCTTCCCTCACATATAAAGTTCTATCTTCGGCAATTATAGCGATAGTTCTCACTTCTTCCAAGACATACATAATTCTATCTAAATCAGTGACTAAAACAGTCCTATTTTCAGAATCTACATAGAAAACTCTATTTTCAGCATCTACATATAACGTTCTTTCAGCAGGAGCAGGTTGGGCAATGTAAACATATGCGGCAGGTGCTGTAATGCTGATTGTGACTAATTGGGCGCTTGTAGAGGCAGTTCCTTGAGCAGATACAGTTGGAACTACTAATGTAATCGTATTGCTATTAGCGCTTGCTGTAGCCCATCCAAAAGCACTGGCATTAGGAGCAGTTACAGATTCAGTTACAAATGATGCTTCAGCTAGAGCATTACCACTTGCAAAAGCTACAGGATCATTGACAGCTACAGTTGGCAAGCTACCTGATGCAAAAGCACCACCAATAGCACTTGCTGACGGATTACTTACATTTATTGTGACAGCATTAACACTGACTAATGCAGAGCCAAATGAACTGCTTGTTGGAGCTGTAACATTGATTGTGACTAAATCAGCAGATGCATCTCCTGGCGATCCTGCTGATGCATTGGCGCTTGGAGAACTTACTTCTACAGTTACTAAGTTTGCTGAAGTGTTTGCTGTACCTGTAGCTGATGCTTGCGGAGCATCAATGCCTTCTTGAGCTAAATCTGCCTCTGCTAATGCATCACCTGTAGAAGATGCATTAGGAGCTGTAATATCTACTGTATTGCTATTGGCACTAGCATTAGCTGTGCCTGTTGCAGATGCACTAGATGCAGTTACATTGATAGTTACAAGGCTTGCATAAGCATATATATCAGATGTTGCTGTAGCGCTTCCTGTAGGACTTGTAATAGTAATTGTATTGCTATTAGCACTTGTATTAGCATCAGCAAATACTGTTGCTTCAGGAGCTGTAATATTGACAGTATTTGAGCTTCCTGATGCTGTGGCAGTTCCTGTGGCACTTACTGAAGATGCAGTAATAGTAACTGTGACTAAATCACTTGATGTGTTTGCATCACCACTAGCTGATGAATCAGGTACTGTGACATTAATAGTATTACTGTCAGATGATGCAGTCGCAGTTCCTGTTGAGCTTGCAGATGGTGCTGTAATTGATACAGTGACTAAATCTGCTGTAGCAGTTGCATCTCCAGTTGCAGATGAGCTAGGAGCTGATACTGTAACAGTGACTAAATTAGCACTTGTTGATGCTGTGCCTGTAGCTGATGCAGATGGTGCAGATAATGTAATGCTAGGTAATGATGCAGATGCGTTTCCATTGACTACAAGTAAGCCTGAGTCACTAAATGGAAATTCTGAAAATGACCAAAAACCTAGCATTTAATCACCTATGGTTTTGGGTATTTTGCTTTTACTGCCAAACAATCTGCAATATATTTATCTATTTGAGCTTGGTCGCCTTTAACAACGCCATCAATATAGTCTGACATTGGTGGGTAGTTATCAGCCCTTAATTGTAATACTCGTTGCAATACTTCTTCAGGGCTTGCATCTGTTACTTCCCAAACCTGTTTCCAACCATTGTTATTAACAGGAGTTCCTTCTTTGACGTTTTTAGTATGGTCTACCTGTGGATAATCAGTTGCTTCAACAGGATATACACCCCATTCTGCTAATAAAGATTCAGGCATTACTTCTGGGAAAGAAGTGTCAGGATTATCAGACTTTAATTGATTTTCAAAATACGGATATTGGTCAATTTGTCCGTTTTTAAGTTTGATATACATATTAAGCACTCCAAGAAGCTATAACTACTTTATTTTGGTCTGAGCCAGCTCCACCAGTTAATGTAAATGTCCCATTTGTAACATTAGTTGTTGGTTTAACAGAACCTACTGAACCTGAACGAGAACCTGAAGCAACCACTAATTCTTTATCTGTAGTAATTATTCCAGATCCACTCCATGTCCCTGTATGTGTTGATGCGTTTGCTCTATCTGCTTGACACCAAACCATAAAACCACCAGCAGAAGAATCAATTGTTATAGAAGCATTTCCGCTTCCTGTATATTGCCCTGTATCTATTGGAGT